CATCGATTAATTGCTCACTTGCAAGTATTAAAGCATCTTGCCCTTGCATAGAGTTGCTAATTTTAAATGATGCGTAAATGCCATCTTCTGCTTCTTTGTAGCTTGACTGCATTCTTCCGATTGGTTTTTCTGGGCGGTGCTGCATAAGCATTTTTACCTTGCCTGGATCACCGATCTCGATTGAGCCTTTAGCAAAGACCACTTTACCGACTGAAGTATTACCGACTTCTTCAAATGGCACAATTTTGCCAGCAATTATTCTGCGCTCGGTATCGGCAGCTTCTATATGGCTACTGAATGTAAGTTTCATCTTCTGTTTCTCTTCCGTTAGGTGTTAGGCTTTCCATTTCTTTTGCATCATCTATATCAATTAAACCTAAATTAAGCATTTTCTCTAATGCTTCTAAGCGCTTCATTGTGTCTGCACGTAAGAATGATTCCTCAATAGCAAACTTAACAACGTGGCCACGTGGGGTTATGTCATCCATAGATAGGCGGTCTTCAATAGCGCAAATAAATGGCTGTAATGAATAAGCGACAAACTCTTTGCGACCATCAATAATGTTTTGATAGGTCATACTGTTATTCATATCTGCTGAAATGTAATAAGCAGGTACGTTCATCGCTCTAGCGATTTGTGTTGCTAGGTATTGTTGGGCTTCGTTATACATCATATCTTTAGGGCTAAAGCCCACTGGCTCATAAGATAAGGTGCTAGTTAAATATGCTGTACTTCTATTTTGACGTGCTGATTTCCAAGCAGCTAATAATCCTTGTACCTGTGCTTCTGGCATATCTGCACCTGTGTTTTTTATAAAGCCTGTAGCCATTGGTGTTGCAGCAGATATTGCGGCAGCTTTTTCTAAATCTAATGCAGCTTGTATTGTGCGTGCCGCTGTAGTTAATACACCCTGCGTTAGTCCTTGGAATGTAACAAGTGATCCAATACCTGTCATTGGGGCTCTTACGCCATCTACAAAATATTCTTCTATTTCTGTACCAAATTTATTTGTTGTAAATGTAACTCGATTATTAGCGACCCACTCAAATCGTGATGGTCTTAAATCGTCTGCATATAATTCTGTAACACGCCAATAAGCAACACCATAAAACAACAAACTATCGACAGTCCAGGATATTGTGACGGATCTAGGTTGCCGATAGTCTGGTTGGTCGATCCAGAGAGGGTTCCCCAACTCCTCACCATTAGACTTCTTGTAAAGTTTTAATGGCAGGTATGAAACTACACCAGCTATAAGATTTCTGCAACGGCTAACTGCTGGTACTTGCATCGCAAAGTTGCGATCTAATCCACCAGGGAAATTACCGACACCAGTTGTAAATGAACCATAGCCATAGGCTGTGTCCATAATGGCAGGGGCGTATTGCGCTTGGACAGATTCCGATTTTTTATTTATACCCAAAGCAGACAATAAACCCATATAGGTATTTTATACCATAAGTCGGACATTTAGTGCAAGTTAGACAAAGATTTGCGCTGTTTGTTGTGGCTTAGTTAATTGACTTACAACCATCGCTAGTGATATAGCGGCAGTGACATCTCCAGCGGATTTTCTACGTATTATGCGCCAGCCAGCATCGTTAGTCTTAGCGGCACAGTTATTTAAGTGCTGTACTAGCTCTGCCTGCCCAGAATGGACTACTCGGTTATTAGCCAGGCCATCGGCAAGGTCTGAGCACGCCTGGTAAAACGCTTGGCCTGATACATCGACCATCCGCCATCCGCTTTGCTCTAATCTGGTAGCAATAGTTTGCGTGGCGTACTTGTCATAACAAATCGTGTGTGGATGGTACTTACGTGCCCACTCATTTATGTCACTAGCCATCTTAATTTCATCTATCGCAATATCACTATGCCACAGCTGTGCTAATCCGACTGCTATCTTCCCATCTTTGACCTGACCCATAACGAGAGCCCCAGATCGCCTTGTTGGTGCAATATCAAATGCCATAATCGTTTGTGGCCCGACAGGTATCTCTAAGCTGCTATCGCTGCACTGCTCGATTGATCCATATACCCAGGGGCTGACAGTGCTATCTACCCACATACAAAGCATCTCAGTCTTAGTAGCTTCTATGCTGTTAGTGCTAACCGATTCTTCTAATGTCTGTTCAGTTATTAAATGCCCTAATGCTGGATTAGCCATAGCCCAGGCTTTACGATCTGTAATCTTAGAATGCTGTGGTGCGCTGTATTCATAAAATCCTAAATTCTCAGGTGGGTATGATAGGCAACGCTCTCTTAAATCATTTAACACAGTGCTAAAGCCATCACCTGCGTTACTTGTCATTAGGGTCATAGCGTTAGGCCTTGCACGTGTTACTGGCAGTGCAGCTGTAAACGATTCTTGTGTCCACTCTCGCAACTCATCAATATACAGAAAATCTGCGGTCTTACCACGTGGTGCATCTCTAGTAGCTGCTGCAATTTCATACCTAGCGCCATTAAGTAAGGTTATAGATTCTTGACCATTAGCCAGACGTATCTGTCTTACTTGATCTTTCAAGAATTGATTGTCTTCTATTGTGTATGCAACTTGCCTAAAGGTATCTAATGCCATATTGCGGTTAGATGACATACCCAGCACATTCTTAGAGCCCCATAAGAATAGATGGCTCAGGATCAGCATACGTGCTAGGTGGGTCTTGCCATTTTGACGAGCTACAAGCACTAAAGCAGTTTTTTTACGCCAGGTATCTGCATCATCTACAGCTAGTAGATCATCTAGCACCCAGCGTTGCCAGGGGATCAAAGGTAAACCTATTTTCTCAGCTAGATCTGCAACCTCTTGCGACCTTGTGCGACCTTTGAGTAAAGGCGTGTAAATTCTAGGCTCAGTGCTGCCAATTAGCCCGACCCCTCGTAAGGTCTGTTTTATTTCCACATCATTCTGCATCGAAGTTAAGCGTATCAGGTTTATTAAATGGTGAGTCTGGCACTGTTCGGACTGTCTCAGGGAGAGAAGGTTTCAGAAAGACAGGGGGGGTCGCCTTGCTGCTAAAAAAACGCCCACCTTTACTGCTATTACAGCTCTTACACATAGATTGCAAGTTATCAGGTGCCCACATATCCCCACCCTTAACTCTAGGTATGATGTGATCGACGGTATGGGCGGGCCGATTGCACAGAGCGCACTGCCATCCATCTCTGTCAAGTATCGTGATGCGTAGCTTCTTCCACTTACCACTACCTATCGCACGCTCACTCATTAATGCCAGCCCTTACGCTTGAAGTGATCTAATGCATTACACATAGACCCATATCTATTTAAGTTGTACTTAATACCCCACTCTACTTGCTTATATCCATCAACAGTAGCCAGATACTTAGACCTACCTTGTGGTATGCCATAGTGACTACCATTCTTAGCCTTAGGGTTCCACCTACTCTCACGATGATATAACTCATCTAAGCAATAAAACTCAGTAAATGAATGATTAAGCTGTATAAATGCATATTGCTTGTAATGTGTTGGTTTATTAACAGCAACGGAATTAGTCTTTACAAAGCAAAGATTAACTATGAATAGAGCGATCCCAACTAGCCAGCACCTTGCGAGCTTTCCCTGTCGGGCTCGCCTTGTGGCTTTGTGAGCCACTGCTTCACTAGAGCCTAGCACGTGCTGTCAAATCCATTATTAAAACCGCAGGTCACACAGCGTGTCGTCATATAGAAGTCCATCCTATGTAATCAGCATCTGGATTATTAGCCAACCATTCTTGGCGCATTTTATTTTGTTTAGCCCAATCCTCAGCTGTGGCCTCAGGCATTCTTACCCCAGCCACCACCCTTGAAGATAAGCCCAGGTGCGCTATAGATTCTGTTCATTTGTAAGTGACAACGTGGACAACTCATAGGCGCACTATCATCATCGTATGATCGATGCACTGATCCATACGTGCCACATTCATTACAGCTGTATTCGTATGTAGGCATTACTTTGCTCCAATCAGTTGACAAGTGTGGCAGACCACGGCTTCAAACTTCCAACCACCACACTTATCACATCTGCATATATCCGAGTCTGGTATATGCAAAGCCTCTACTACATTTTTAACGCCAACGCAACCACAATCCATACACTGATAAGCCTTAAATCCCTCTGGCGTATCCAGCTTATTTAGCCATAGGAACTCGGTATCACGTTTGCATCCGTTACATCGAAATTGTGGGTGCATTATGGTAATATCCTTATTGCCTACAGTGACACTGAGTGCAAACCAAGAAATTACCAGAATGTATTAGCCTGTCATCATTACAAGCTACACATAGGTCAATCGATGGCGTGAGGGTTCGCTTATCATCTTCTAAACGTAGAGTGAACCCATCACGTATAATTTCAACATATCCCATTTATTCACCTCCCTCGCTATCACTAGGAAAGAACCAAGATCCAGCAGCTGTAAGTTTTGCCCACCTAGCTTCACACTGGTCAGGCTTTGCAGCACTGCATACATAGCCGTGGTAGTTCTTGCCAGTCTTTGCCACACCTTCTTTAAGAATCATCTCGCCGTGTTTACATTCTTGTGCTTTAGGATTAACTGGTATTGCTTCTATTGCATCACCAACACTCCATACAGTTGGTTTGTCTTCTGCAAAACTAGCACGCAACACATTCTCTACAGCTCTTGCCCTAGATCCTGGTGGTGAGTAACTTGCAACCTTTGTCATTTCCTCTCGGCTAGCCCTTTTGCCCTTAGCTGCATAACCTGCATTTGCAAGCGCTCTGCCGATCGCTGAAGTCTCAGCATTCTCCAGTGCAGAAGTTGAATTGACACCC